ATCTACAAAATGAACATTATTTGCCACAACCTCAAATGCAGTGCGATTGTTTCCGTCTCGGTCTTGGTATTTTCTCGTTTGAATTGAGCCTTCGATGGCTATCCTTGAGCCTTTTGTGAAATACTTACATACAAATTCTGCGGTCTGTCTCCAAGCAACTAAATTTATAAAGTCGGTCTGCTTGTTATCTCCGTATCCTCTGTCCACCGCTATAGAAAAGGATGTTACCGAAACCCCATTCGGTGTGGTCTTAAGTTCAGGTGTTGATGTCATTCTTCCCATTAAAACTGCTATATTCATAATTTATTTTCCTCCTAAAATGTTATGTATTTATTCATACCTCGTTACCCCAACAATCCCAACCATCAGCATGTTGCCGGGCGAATAGTTCAATTCTTGGAAGATCACCGAGCAACTGCAATATTCTTTGTCGCACTTCATCAGGCTTTTTGCTATGTGCTTCTATTGGACTTTCAACTATTTGATGTACTGCATTAGATTTCACACATTGCTTTGCCTTTGTTTTTTTGCTAATGCCTATTAAACAAACCTCTGCATTTGCTCTTGTATAAGCACCCATTCCCCAAAAATAAGAATTACTTTTTTTATTTTTCTTCACCCACACAAAAGAAGCGGTTTTGTATTCAAACCCCCACTCACGCATCACCTTTAATGCTTGGTCTATGTTTGGGAATGTAGCCCACATAAAGCAAATTGCATCATCTGTCTTTATATCCTTAATTGGCAATCTACAAATGTCCTCAGTTGTCATTACTTCGTAATGATTAACCGCTGTTCCTCTTGAGCCTTTTTGTTTATATTCCCAAGGCGGATCAGCATAGATAATCTTGTACTTTTTATTTGTATTAAAAATATCTACCTTCACTATCAATCATCCTTTAACGAATATTTGGCATACCTTACTGTCTTGCCAAATCTGTTTATACTTTTAACTGTTTCGATTTTGAATTCCCTACCATCTCTTCGCATTTCACTTACCCTTGTAGCAAGTTTTGTGATGCCTAAATCTGCAAAAGCCTCCATCGGAGTAATGCTGCCGAATTGATGTAAATAATCTATAATTTGTTCGCATTGAGTCATTTTTATCTTTCCTTCCATTTTGAATAAGTTAATTTGGATTCATCCCAATCAGGATAATGTGCCTTTAAATAATCTTTAAAAGCATTTTTGATTTCTTTATGTAATTTGCCGTTGTCAAAGGAAAAATGGCAAGAGATACACATTACCGCAAGATTTTGAGGTATTCCCAAACCTAACCTTGCCCTTGATACATAATGTGCTATCTGCAAGTTGTGTCTTTCACCGCAAATAATACATTGGCAGTTATCTCTTTCAAGCACCTCATTACGCACCTTTGGAGAGATGTCACAGGCTTTGCTTCTTTTACTCGCCATACATATCACCATGACAACAATCACATAAGCCATCGTGAAGTTCATTAACAACCGCACCACACATCTCACATTCTTTTCCTTCTACATAATTGGTGCTTTCACAATGAGGACATACATACCATTCTTCTGTTGCATAAGTCATTCCGTATGGATGATGTTCTTCTATAACCTTTGTTTCTTCAAAAGTTCTTTCGCACTCTTCACAGTAATACATCTATTTTTCCTCCTTGTAATTAGCCATTAATGATTCCAATTCCGTTGGTGTCATAGTCTCAATGCCCTGAGTCTTGCAATCTTGGATGCAAAGGTCTATAAGCCTTGAAAATTGCTTGGAATTATAGGTTGATGAGCCGTAGTAACAAATCACATTGGTATATCCTCGTAATTTGCTTTCACCGATGACATCGCATTGCCACCCTATGCCTCTCTGTCTCCATATAGATTTCCAAGTATCTACCGCTTCATCCTTAATCGGCAACACCTCATAATTACCACCGATATCCTTGATGTAAGTTCGATATATGTCTTCAGGAGAGACATTGATTTTTTCGGATAACTTTCCAACCAACTCCCAAAAGTATCGGTTAGCATCGTTGCTCCGCTTTTTTACCGCCTTATCGATAACAAGCGAATATTCCTTGTCATCCTCAAGAGTATTTACAAACTCCATAATCCTCGGCAAAAGGAATGTGAATTTATCTTTTCTAAACGAGAGCTTCATTTGGCAACACTCCTTTCACCAAGCAATCTCTCAATATCAAGTGCTTTGGCAAGTAAACTGTTTGTATCCATTTCTCGTCATATGGGATAGGAATTACTCGTCTTCTTTTAGGCTCTATTGGTCTAAAAAAATTATTGTAATCGTCTTCAATTAACTGATAGACAACTATGTTTGCTTTCCTAATACCCGATCCAAACATCTGCACTTGCACTTGGTTTATGTATTTTTTGGGCATCTTAAATTTATCGATATCATCTTTTGTGGTTTTGCACTCATAAATGCAATCATCGGTATTTCCGTCAAGGTTTACCCTGAGTCTCAGGTCTTCGTTGATATACTGCTTGTCCAATTCCATTGGAATGCCCAATGATTCAAGAATGCGATGCTCAAAGTGAGTTCCGGCAAGAGTATAAACATTGTCAAAATGGTCATTGTTTATTGCTATCTTTTGTAACCACCAATTCAGCCAAGTTTTTGTCTTCCAATTGCCAATCACAAAAGCATTGTCACTCGCACCGAAATATCCGCTTCTATCTTGACTTGCTATCATAGAGCATCCAACTTCTTCTCAAAGCGGTCAAGCTGGTCAAAATATGTAAACACCACTTTTACCTCATCTTCGGACATACCCAACTTATCTGCTATATCCTTTGTGGACATTCCCTTTTTGATGGCTTTGGTATACGAAATCTGCATTCGCTCTTTGATTTTCATAATCTTGTGTTTGCTCAAATCTTCTTCACCATCAATGCCTGTATCATCGTTTATCCACAAATCAAATCCGAGTCCTGTCCGCATTGCGACACCTTTTACAAAGGCTCTTGTTTGAGCATTCCATACTCTTTGTTGTGTAAGAGAGTTATCCTTAACAGGATTGCTTCCGTTCATAAGCGGAAACTGTGATTCAAATTCAAGGTCATCAATGGTGATTTTCACCCTTACCTCATAGCATCTATTTACTATGCCGTTCTTGTCCTCAAATTTTTCATCCGACATAATCAGGCTGCTTCCGTTAGGTAATGTGCAAGGCTCAAAGAATACCTTCTCGGCACCGTTTTGATAAAGCAAATCAACACACTTTGCCCAATTTAAGTACGGCACTTTAATAATCTTGCCCTTATCGTCTTTAGCCTCTCGCATTTCGCAATAAGGCAATACATCTATCTTTCGCATCTCTGCATATGGTTTAATCATTTTTATTTTCCTCCCTGAATGTTATAGAGAATGGCTTGCCTTCGGAAGTTTTGCCATCAACTCTAATAAAGTCTGCGGAATATAAATGTGCTGATTCAATATTTCCAACTGTATCCGCAACTCGTAGTAAAACATCAAAAAGATTTTTAGCATTATTTTTTCCCATTACTTTTTCTTCCCTTCGTTATAAAAATCGTTTGCCACACCGATAATGCTCTTAGTCTTCTGTACTGCAATATAATTTTTTAACTCTGCATTTTCTTTATAGACTTCAATATTTTCTTTATAGACTTCAATCAGTTTCTCGTGCAGCTTTTCGTTCTTTGAGCTTGATGCCATCCAACCTAATGTGCCGATTGCACCAAAAATAGCAATTAATACAACTATTAAAATAGCAATCCAAGTTTCAATAATCATCATTTGTTTCCTCCTTAATTTTCCTCAAGTCCTTTAGACATTGCTTCAAGAATATCCATCGTGATACCTGACTTGGCAAGTTCCTTGCCTCTCTTTTCGTAATTGCGGAGAGTATAAAGCCTTTGCCTTCTTCTGTAACGGATTTGTTCATCCTTGCGAGCTAACTTCACATATGGAGATTCCGTTAGTTTCTCGATCTCTATCTCGACTTGCTCGTCTGTAAGAAAATCTTTAGCCATAATCTTTTACCTTCTTCTTTAGTTTTTAATCTTCTTATACTCATCTATATGAGCTGTGTAATAGATGCTCATTCTTTCTGTGAGCCTCTGTGCCATTCGTTCAAGTTGCTCTTCGGTTAGCTCATCTACTTGCTTACCTCCTATATGAATCGTGGCAGTTAGTGGTTTTTTCATACATACCTCCAATAAATTTGTACCCTTTAAGATATGCAGGATCGGTCTGCTTGGTTACAGTAGATTATTAATCTACTCGCTTTGCAAAAAAAATTGCCATTCTTTCTTTTACACCTATATTTAAGAGGTCACACAGAATATCAATCTCACCAGCCTTAAATTCTGCCTTATTCTTACATTTAAGTGCAAATCCATATCTTG